AATCTTTTCTTCCGCTTCATCGTTTTGATTTCATTGTGCTCCCGAAATGTGAATTCTACTTCGATCGGCTCTGTATAGTGGCACACCCTCATGTTTTTAACATCAAGATATTCAACTCCCGCCGGCTGCCCGGTCCCGTTGCGAAGAACTTCTAGAAATCCGTTCCCGGTTTTCTCCCGATCTTCTATAGCGTATCCGACAACAATTTCGGCTGATTCATCAAAATGAAGGTAGCGGATAAATTCCTCAAGCCGAGTCCAATCATTTTCCGCAGCCTGCTTTTTTTCAGACTGTACATCATCCCCGTTAATGTCAAAGGTGTATTCCACATCAAAGCCAAAGCCGAGAATATTCGTTTTGTAGGCGTGAATGCACTGCTGCAGGATCGTTGAATACTCTGCGATGCTTTTCAATTCCTTCAAACTATAAGGCGGCTCGATGATGTCATTTCCTTGATAGGTGAACTGATCTTCATAAATCTGTTTGGTCGTTTCGCTCGGCGCATTCGCTTTGAACACGGTGGCTTTTACAGATTGTTGAGCCATGCTTTACCTCCTCTCTCTATTTGGCCGCGGCCGGATTTTCGGTTTCTCCTTCAGATCGGTGACCTCGTAATCATCGAGGGCGTACCAGATGGCCGAAAGAGTGTGGGGGTCGATCTTGAATTCATCTTCAATGATGTTACCCAGCTTGTCCTTTTTATAGGTCAGCGGCTTGAGTTCAAAAATAGTGTTTTGACATTGATCAGAACAAATGATTTTTTTAAACCGCTTGATCTTTTTCGTATACTGCAGGCGCGAACCCTGGTACTTATGCGCTCCCACCATATTGAAACCCTGCTGCCGGAAATATTGAATCGTTTTAGGCTCCGCTGAATCAGCTTTGATCAGCTCCTGGGTGTTCTTGAATTCTTGGAGCTCCTCTGCCGTCAGGTCATCCGTCATTCCTCTTTTGTAATACTCCCAATAGATATAGAGGTGCTTTTTCTTATGATCCACCGCAAGCCGGACTACAGCGTTATAGGATTCTTCAAAACCAAAGTCCATGCCTACCCGCTTGATGGGACGGTCAATGTTCGAGATGGCTTGCATCACTTCATCGTGTGGCCACTCTTCAAACTGAGGAAAAACCCGAACCCCATTCACACCAAAATGACCTTTCCTGGCGATGCGGTAAAGGTCTGGATCGTATTCTTTCAGTTCATCCAGCTGCCTTACATAGCTTTCTGGTAGAAACAAATTATCTTCCGCCGTGGAATGATGATAGTATGTGTCATTTAAAACGATCGTTCGCTTTTCATAAAGCTCTTTATCATCCAGGACAAATCGATTATTCAGATCGTCTTTAAAGAAATGCTTATACGTCCAGTTGTCTTCCCCGACCGGGTTCGTGGAAAAAATCATATGAAGCGGCAGCGTAGGATGCCGCAGACGGCCGAGAAGCTCTTTAAAGCCTTCATACTTGACCTCTGAACATTCCTCAATCCAAATGATCGAGATGTTATTGATCGATTTCAGTTTGGCCGGTTTGTCCAGCCCCTTGAATATGATCCGGCTGCCATTTGGAAACCTGACCTGCATCGGGGATGTCATACACCTCACAATATGATCAATCTCTAAATCATTGATGATCTCTTCAAAAAGAGAGAATGTAGAATCCCGGTGAGTGTCGTACACTTCACGAATGACTAATACTGTTCGTTTTTCTTCAAGAAGCTTCAAAATGAGCTTGAGAGCGATGTGATAGCTTTTGGATGATCCGTAACCGCCGACGAGCAGCTGAAATTTTTGATTCCAGTCAAAGAGAAAGTCTTCAAAATGCGGATTGACTTCTTTTTCTTTTACCGTCATTTGCCGTCACCCTTACGAGTAATTGTGATATTCACAGAATTGTCCACAGGGCGGGCAGTCAAGCGTTCAAGCTCAACTTGTTTTGTCTCATTTGAAAGATAGATACCGCGGAGCTTCAATTCATGTTCATCCATTAAGCGGATCATATCGTATTTCTGACGAATGGCCTTCAGCCGCTTATCCGTTACCCGGGTGAGTGCCTCCTCGATATTCAAAATATCATCAATAGCCCGCATCTCGGTGGTTTCCTCAATTTCAGTCACGACAAGCTCATTCATAACCGGGACGGGCTTGACTAGTCCATTCTTATCCGGGGTTTGAACGATGTCCTTGACCTTGCGCATTTGTTGCAGCACGCGGCGCTGTTTTTCAGATAGGCCGCTTTCTATCCGGCTGATCCGCTGCATCATTCTCCGCTCCCGAAGGTTTAACTCCCTGATGGTTAGATCAATTTGAAAGAGCGGGTCCGTTTCGATTTCCCCGAACAGCTGTCGCTCATCCTCGGTTAAAAAATCCCACATGATTGTTTCATATTCACCGGTACGGACAGAATTTTTATTCCCTTTTGGTGCAGCACCGCCCCTATTCCCTTTAGCATTTTGGTTTCCAGGCGGTACATTTCCGCCCTTGTTTCCTTTGGCGTTTTTATTCCCTTTTGGAGCGCCGGGACGAAAAGGAGCGCTCCCATTCGGTTTAGGAGCGCTCCTTTTGAATTCATCTTCCCATTTATCTGTTGCTTTCCACTTGCGGACGGTGCTGCTTGAGACGCCCAATTCATCCGCGATGTCTTTTAATTTCTTGGTTCCGCTGCTTGCTTTCCATAAACGGAACGCTTCGTCACGTCTTGGATCACGCGGTCTCGCCATTACATTTCACCCACCTCCGCAACCTGAATTGAGTTTGAGTTTGTTTTTAAATTTCTTCATCTTTCTGAAGCTGTATATCGAGCTCGATGAGCTTTTTTAAATCTTCAACAGTGTTCACCTTAATATGGCCGCTTTGAAAATCTTTGACCCATTGGGTGATACCCGCCTGAATAATTTTCCGGTATTTCTCTTTAGATTGACTGATGTTTTCAAGTAATTCAGCACTATGAAGGAGAAGCAGTTCTTCTTTTTCTTCATCGTCGTAAGAACGTATGTTTGTATTTTCTGTTGCCATTTGCCTGGTCCTCCAATAGAATAGAGATGAGAGCGTGATTTTCCCACGAAACGCGGCCGCGTCTTTATCACGCTCTTACCAGGCTGATGGCCTTGGTTGAGGGAGGGTGTTGTCAGCACCCTCTTTTTTATTTTTCAAACCACTGTTTGTAAATCTGTTCCGATATTTTTTTCATCATGACCGGAGGAACACTCATCCCACAAACATATTGAACAGATGCGTCCATAAAATCATAATCCAGTGGGAAAGATTGCATCAAAATGATATCTCGTTCAGAGATATAGTAGGGCTCATCATAACGGACAAAGACCGAACCACTTGCGAGAGTAGGCGGGACAAGGCTATTTTTCACTAAAATCGTATTGAAATTAGATTCTTTCCCTTCAATCCTTTTCGTGATGTCTCCCACATTATTATCCGGCGGCCGTCGCTTCACCCATCTTTTATAAAGCTTTGATGTTTCTTTAAGCCTTGCACCACGGCCGCTTCTGAATTCTTTATATACAATCGGTGGCTCATTGAAGGACAATTTAAGTGGCAGTAAATTCAAGTCCTTCCTTCGGCCAATAAAAAAGACCCGCTCTCTACGTTGCGGGACTCCCATTGTGGCAGCATTCAGCAAGAACAGCTGAACATCGTATCCTATTTCTTTTGCCCGTTCAATTACGAGCTTTACATATCCTTTAGCGTTTCCGCTCACCATACCTTTTACATTCTCGGCCACAAAGATTTTGGGCCTCAGCCTTTCAACAGCATCAAGGTAATGAAAAAATAGATCATCAAGTGACTGTTTGGCCTGTCCTTCACGAAAGGCTTTTTCTTTTCCCCAAGCCTTTTCCCGATCCCCCGCAATAGAAAACACGCTGCAGGGCGGGGAACCATCAAAAATATCTAAATCGAACAATTCATCAGGCAGATTTTCCATTTTGTTAAAGTCTCTGATGTCCATAAGAAAAGGATATTTCGGGTTATGATTCTTCCTGTAAATCTTCATCATTTGCGGATCGATCTCACAGTTCCCCAAAAGATCGTAGCCGGCGAGCTTATAGCCCATAGAGGAACCTCCGCCGCAAGAGAATGTACTGAATACTTTAAGGCCATTTTTCTTGATGTTTTTTAAATCGGCCAACTTCCAACGGTATTCTTTCTTTTCCATGTAATCACCTATTCGTTAAATGAAAATCCGCATTTCGGGCAAGTATGTTGGAAATGATCATCTTCATAATCATCCAGGTCTAATTCCTGGCTGTCATTGATTTTTCCTCCGTTGCCTTCATGCTCAGCCAGATCTCCCAAGATTTCATCTATTTCACTTTCTGAAAAGCCTGTAAGGGATAGATCAAAATTATTGTGTTGCAGGTCTTCTAAAACCTGTTCAAGTTTGTAATCATCCCAGTCGCCGCTGATCTTATTTAAAGCCAGGTTGAGCGCTTTTTCCTCAGCCTCATCCAGATTTACAACTGAAACCAGGAGTGTCTTTGGATTTTCTTCCATGAGGATTTTAAAGCGTTGGTGGCCGCCTACAAGGTTGCCAGTCCTTTCATTCCAGACTAATGGTTCGACTGCACCAAAACGAGTCATAGACTGTTTAAGTGCTTCGTATTCTGGATCAACTTGCTGCAGATCAATGCGCGGATTATATGGGGCAGGGTTAATCTTTTCTACTGGTATGGTTCTAATATCCATGATGTATCGCCTCCAATAAAAAAACACCTTATTTAGTAAGGTGTCTGGTACTTTTTTGTACTCTTCTAAAATGTCTTTTTTCCGGTGATTCATCTAAACACTCTTGTAATAGCCTTTTATAAAGGCTCAGCTTTTTAAGGTTCCTTGATTCCCAACCTGATAGCACAAACCAAATTACTACGGCAGCATAAAAAACCAAAAGGATAATTGTAGGAGCAACATCTGCATCTGCCTCAGTCACAAGTTTAAGACCATAATTCAATGTACTTCCCAAAACAAAAGATAGAATTGCAAAAAAAGCAGTAGTAAAGTGATTTAAAGCTTTTTTATTTTCAATCTGATCTTCCAGCCTGCCCAGGAACATTTGAATTTCCTTTTTATCATGACGTTTTTTGATTTCATCTTTAAATGCAATCTGATCAGCTAAGCTTTTTTTATGTAGGTTCTTTTGAAATCGTTGCAAATATATTTCTATGGTTTTGATTTTACCAAACTCAATTTTTTCATTACTATCTCTCATAAATATCACCCCCTGTATATATCGGAAGTGTTTTTTTAATATTTAGGTGCATTCGTTACCGGGAAAAGCTTTCTTACTACTGTTTTCGGCGAATGCGCCCGCCTAGTCGTTTGTAAGTGTCTTTCCTGATTCCCATAATCTCTTCCCAATCTCGCCTCGTTAAAGGTTCATCTGCCTTCGTTGAAGGGCTTAACGCTTTTTTAAGCTGTTGCTTCGTGTTCGCTGATAAAACATCTTTCAACTCCATACTCATTCTCCTTATCGAATAAACACCACCTTGCGCTATTCGCTTTTTGAATTAAAAATGGCTCCGGCTAATCTCCAGGAGGACGCAAAGATTATAGGGAGCCATATAAAAATGACTTCCTTTGCAAACGGGATCTCACCGCTTGCGTTCCCCGTGACTATCGCGCGCAATCCTGCATAGACTCCAGCCGCTCCTCCTGTGAAGCTGACGACCTTCATCATCATTCGATACATCCGAGTTCACACTTGATAAGGGAAAGGTGCGTCTCCCATTCTGGCCAATAAAAAAGCGGCCACCAATCAGCTGCACAACATCCTTGTGCAAAAGATCAGTGTCCGCAGGCTCTCCTTCTTGGACTCGATATTCACGTTCGTTTTTCTTGTCTCTATCGTATGACAAAGTGGAATAGAAAAAGTCCCCCATTTTATCCCCCTTTTTGTCGGATTTTTCTCGGATTGGAACATAAAAAACCTTGAAAGGCAATAGCCAATCAAGGTTTTGGTGATTTCAGCAATATTTCTCTTTAATTCGTTAATATTAGTTATCTTTGACAATCGGCTCTAATCTCAGCACCGTACCAATGGGTCCTAATTTTTCAATTAGTTTCTTTGCCTTTCCATATGGGAATCTTTCCATTAATAAATAAGGGGGATTTTTTGAACCCTTTAGTAGATCCGCTGTTGAAATCTCAATACCTAATATATTCTTTATTTTTATTAAATCTTTCAATCCTCCATCAAGGGGCTTTGCTAACACTATATTGCATGTATCAGGTGGCTCACTTATTGTTTTCTGTTCCGATTCCCTTATAATACAACCACTATTCACCCATTCAATAAAATCTGAAGTGATTACAGTAGCATGGCTTGGATCCATATCCCCAGAGTCAACAATCAATACTTCTGTTTCCTTTTCATTTTGAAACATTAAGAAAACATTACCTCCGCCATCATCTCCAATAGCGACATATCCTCTTGCATATTCATCTACTTCCCATGTCTCGTTTCTTTCCACAATATCTTCTGTACCATAAATAGCCACCTCACCACCAATTGAAAAACCATTTGTATTTCTTAATAAATCCTTATATACATTTGGTAATTTAGCTTGTAGAATATCTTCTGACTCTTGAATTTCACTTAAACTTGCTGGAGTATTTTTTATCAAATCTGAAACCATTGATAAATCAATCACTTTACAAAACCTCCCAAACCATCGAAATATTTATATGCATCCTTCATTGCTTTTCGGGTAGCTTTTTGATCAACACCTGCTTCAATCATTTCCCTATAACTCACATTAAATTCATAACGTATGTCAGTATTAAATCCCTCAATTTTTCTTCGCTTTCTTTGCATCGAAGAGATTTTTGCGTGTGAAAGGCCAGAGCTTGACGGGAGAAGTATTGCGGATGCTTTCTTTTCGTTATAATCAAATCCACCTTCTTTAGCCCATCTTTTCGCCCATTCATTTTGTATTGGGTGGTGAGACTGTACTCGATTATCAG